GTGCTCTTCCGATCTGTAGGGCTTCTGTGCTAAAAAAGCCCCTTCTGACTTAGCAGACTTACGTAGATTACATGGCTTGCATAATACCTGTAAGTTATCCATGCTATGAGTACCACCTGCCTTACGTGGGATGATGTGGTCTATATGCATCTCACCCTCATCTATTCCACAGTAGGCACATACGTGCCCATCCCTAGCAAAGACTACCTTACGTAGTGCCTTATACCTAGAGCTGTTGAGTTTGTCTAATGCCATGAGTACCGCTCGAAGTGTTGCCATGCACCACACATAGAACCATATCTATGTAGATTATATCTAATACCCCATCTTACCTGCTCGAATGCAGTAGCAGTCTTTAAGTAATTGCTATTACCTTGTGGTATTCCATAATGAGATCCATTAACAGCTTTAGGATTCCATGCACTCTCTTTACCATATAACTGAGATAAGCATTTATATTCATAATGATTAGATAGATAATACTTTGCATATTCTTTAGGAGTCATAGCTATATCTTTTAAGTTAGTACTACCTGCATTAGGCATAAGCAATAGAGATATCCCAATAGCACCTAGCAGCCCCCGAGCCGCTCCCTTCGGGGCTCGGGCTAAGGCCTTGATGGCCTTTGCTAGAAGCGTACCGACCATGTCAAGTAACAGCGTAATTCTTGCGCGTGTCTTCACTTTTGTACCCCCTGTGGATAACTTATGTGGATAACTATCTTTTTATTTTAGGCACTGGTACTGTTGATCCTGAGATTAAATCAGCTTCTAAACATGGTTCACATACGCAATAATCACCCAAAATGCTATCTATTGTAATTTCCATTTCTTCATCATAATGAAACCACTCTCTACCAACAGCTTTAGACTTAAATGCTTTATGTAAAGCAGTTTCAAGAAATTGCGTTCCCTGCACATAACCTAATATCTGAATATCTTCTACTATTCCTTCTGAAAGCCATCCAGGATATTTATTTTCTTTATTTAATTCTTGTTCAAGTTCCTTAAATCTTCTTTGAGGATCTATAGATATCCCAATTTTTACCATTGGCGTACCTAATAAGTCACATGATACTTTTACAAAATACACCACAGGCATAATAGGCTCATCAAGCATTTTATAAGCTGCATTAAGGTAATTCTTTTCTAAGTTCAATCTTTACCCCATCCAGTCCCCTTGAATATTGCCCCTACTGGACTAATAACTCTGACCATTGGCTCATTACAGTAATTACATAATACGACTTTCTTTTCATGCCACTTATGGTGAAGCTCATTAACTAGACCACATCGTCCGCATTTATAATCGTAGGCTGGCATGTCTTGCACTCCTCTAACATCCATGAGCCACATATCTCGCACCTTGCGACATCGATCTCTTTTGGCTCGTACTTGATATGTCCATACTTCAATTCTAATAAGGGAAGCAAGTCCTGAAGCTGAATAATGCAGGCATACTCACTCGCATTTTCTCCCTGTCCATTGAGACGTAATACAGCGAACCCTACTTCCCCCGAAATCGAAGTCCGCTTACGTATCTGCTCCAGGACTGCTTTAGGTTGAAATCCAGCACGTGCCTTGACTTCCACATCGAAAGGCACATTCTGAATATCTTTACCCATCCCCCGTCCGACGGATGCGCTCGGCCAGATGGCCGAAAGGTAGGCCGCTACCAGGCGCTCAGTACGGAAGCCTCTATGTTTTCTGTGTTGACTAGCCATTAACCGTTTTACATCTCTTACATGACCATGTCCCAGCGATTAACTCACCATCTTTAATCACTGCTGGGAATGTAATATCTCTAATCTCTGTCGGCTCATTACATAACTGACATGGAATCGTATCGAACATTGGTACATCTTCTAATTTCACCCAGCCTTCTGGAGTATGGATCTCTAAGTCTCCCATGATTAACCTCTCGGCTTCTGTGGCTCCCACTGGCCTGAGCCAGATAGGACATACCACTTAGTAGGACATACAGGCCGTCCGCCTGTCTGAGATGGCGTAGTGCAGAAGAATCCGCCCCATGCTTTGCCATTCTTATCACCTTCTCGCCACTTCATCGATCCATGGTCACACTGAGGAGCCTCAACAGCTTCTCCAGTACCTAACACAGCGGCGATATTTTCCATAGCAGCAGCTAAAGAGGCTGGAGCCTGGACAGTCTTTACATCTCGCTTATCTCCCAGTGGAGTAGTCCAGTAGTCGATATCGCCCTCTTTAATATCTTGAGGAGCAGGCTTTACTGGTGCTTGTTTAACTATCTTAGTCATCTCTTCTCGAGATGGTCTCTTTCCTTTAGGAGCATAACCAGCGTTCGCAAGTGCTCTGCCGATCGCTGAAGTCTCGCAGTTCTCAAGAGCTGAAGTCTGATTAACGCCTCGACTGCTAACCGTTTCCTCAGCGTACCCCGTAGCCCACGCAATAGAATCATGTGCAACCTTATAGAGATACGCTTTAACGACGTATCGATCCTTTTCGACCAGTTCAAGCTCTGTACTAATACGAAAATCTGGATAGTCCTTAATAAACTTCTCAAGCCTCACCTCCACTGGCTCATAATCTGCAAGATTAAACATATAACTCATTCTCCTCTGTCTGTAGTTGCCCTGCTATAGCTAGATAACTTGCTGCATCGATCCATGAATCGACTCTACTACCGTCCTCGATGGTACGAGCGATTTTAACCAGCGATAAGATAACTGCGATTTGGTAATCTTCCACTGGCACCTCGAGGTATGCGCTAACGAGTCGTGCGGCTCGTGCCATATTGTCACTTGGATGACCGTAAGCGAGTCCGCGTTCAGAATATAAGTCAGTGGCAGATTGTAGTATTTCTCCATGTCGCATTATTCTTGCCAAAATGCTTGACGGCTAACACTGCGACCCCTGGCGTATCCTTCACGCTTTCCATCATTATAACCTTGCCAATACCAGACGAAATTAGAAGCTAAAAATAGCCCTAATATTCCTATAAGTGTTAATAAGTTCATGATCTTACCTATCTGTGCCAGTGCCCTTGACTGGCTACTGGATTAGTGTTGCATAGGTAGGAGACTAAATACCGTCAATTCTGATAACGAAATGATAACAATTCTCCAGCATCCATAGCGTCATCTATGGTTGGATTTATGTCAGGCGTAAAGTCGTCCATATAGCGTAAATGAACCATCCTTATTTATCGGTACTAGCATAGGGCTAACATGGTCTCCATGAGCTTCTATCACTGCAAAGCTCATCTGCCAGTTAGCCGCCCCTGCCTTCAGATAAGAGGCTTTAGACTTATCCATAACATTCCCAGCCTCTAAGCCCCAAAGAGTCCTGTATCGGCCTCCTATGCCCTCTGTAAAGGCTGATATGCCTGCTCTGTGAGTATGTCCACAGACTACGGACTTACCGAATTTTTTAGCCAGTCCTAGAGCTGTAAGTCCAGCGTTAGAGTTCATCGATCCTTCGTCACCATGAACTAAGACCCATCCCTTATGAAACTCGTATGGTCTTTTATGAAAGCGGATTCCGAGATTGGCGAAGTCCATGAACTTAGGGTATTCCAATTCTGGTAAGCCGATGAGGCTAGGTGCGCGTAATAGTGTGTGGTATAAGCGGTCTGTGTGATTGCTCCGAGTGACATCTGTTGTGCCGAGTTCATAGAGAATATCCTGGCATAGGCTTCGGTCAGCATCGAGAGTACCTTCCCATTCTAATTTAGTACCTTGAGCCCAGCGGGACTGAGACTGCATATCTAACTCGTCACCGGTATTTAGCACTAGGTCGAACTTCTCACGCTTTACTAATTTGATAAGATTCTTGACTGCCTTCTCATGGTGATACGGGACTTGTAAGTCGGATATAACCAGATAACGTCTCTTATTAGTCATCGTCCTCATCTTCATAAGTCCCGAACTTCTCGGGATCTACTGGGTCAGGCAATATCCATTTAGGATAACCCGATGGCTCTGTAATCATGAATAAGGCAATACCCTCTGTAAAGCCTGCCCTGCGTAGGGATTTATAATATTCATGCAGACCGATACAGTACGCATCGAGTTTAGAATAATCTTGCTCCTCGAGTACCTTAGTCGCTCTTCTGGCCATGAGTTTATTATCGCTCTAGAAGGATATTATAGATCTCATCGACTCGCTGATTTAGTCGCTTAATCTCCGAGAGTAAGTGAGTAATTACATAGCCTGCAAGACCACCAATAACACAGAGAGTCGTTAGGTAAAGGCTAAAGAAATTAGCTTGAGTCATCGCTTAGGAGTCGCATATCCAAAAACTCCAGCCAATACAGCCCAGAGTACAGATCGATAGTCAGCTGCAAAGTTAGAGGCAGCCCATGCCGATAAGAATGCGCCAGCAGTCAGGATATAAGGATTTTTCATATTCATTATTTTCCGCCTAACATAGGTATCTGAAAAAAAGTACTATCAAGGTCAGCCGCTTTACTAAACGAGATATGACAGTGGTGTGTATGGGAGTTGATTCCTGTATAGGGTCTCCATGCCCAGCGAGCTTTACTGGATGCAATTCTGGCATTAAAGATGATATAGGAGATGCGCTTATCTCCAGCCTTTGCGCAGAGTCGAATCTGATCAGCAAGGTCGGGCATGAGCGCGGGCTTAGACTTCCCCGATAAATCAACATCCACATCGATGGCACGTACCCAGCCCTGAGCATCAGGATTATGGTCACTGACACGCGCCGCATGGCGTGTATCGCCGATCCATCCATCCGAGCTTCTATCACGATCTGGGAATGCATCATCTATCTGATTACGTAACTGAGATGCGGCTTTAGATAGATGAGGAGTCATCGATAACCTCTACTGGCTCTATAAATACGTCTGCGTGTTGGTCATAAGTCCACCCAATAGATGCAGGTTTATTTTCTGAATATTCTATACAGATTAATCCAGTGACTGCTTCTGCTATTTCGCATGAATCAGCAACAATAATATTAGATACTTTATCTCCTAATATAACCGCATAAGTAGCCATTAGTAGTAGACCAATACTGTACCGACTCCACCGTTAGCACCTGGATAGTTAGTAGCTGTCGAACTTGCACCAGGAGCCCCAGCTCCTCCACCGCCTGAACCACCAGCACCACCGTTACCTGGGACAGTACCTACGCCAGCAGTACCAGCCGAACCAATAGCACCAATTCCAGCCCCACCACCACCGCCACCACCAGCTCCGACAACACCAGCCCCACCAGCACTAGCACCATAAAATATATTAGATGCACCAGCACCGCCAGAGTAAGTAGCACCAGAGAATGCTCCAGAAGCTCCTCCTCCTGCTAAAAATCCTGCACCGCCGTTAGATCCTACGGTCGAGCCAGTAGCGTATGCGCCTGCTCCACTTGTTCCAGTTGCATCGGGAATATCAGAAGTAACTCCAGCCCCAATAGCATACTGATAAGATGAGCCTGCTTGAGTACCGTTACCGCCTCCCACACCTGCTCCATAAAGTGATACGACTGGGACTCCACCATTAGAACCACCAGAGCCACCATATGCGAATAATGCACCGACTGAAGTAGTGCCACCGTTATTACCTTTTGAGTTAGCAGCTCCACCAGTACCGGCCGCTCCTACTGTACAGGCAGTAAACTTAGGGAGCCAGCCCATTACTACTGCTCCTGCGCCACCCCCAGAGCCAGGCTTGTTAGAAGTATATGATCCGCTCGAACCTCCACCACCACCAGCAATAACTACGAACACGTTATCTACAGGAAACGATAGACCAGTCTGTGAGCTGGTATAAGTGTTACGTAAGGTAAGGCCTGTAGGTATTGCTATAGGCAAAGTAGAAACTACGTTAGCCGAAGCTACTGGAACTGTAGATGAACCCATTACGCTATCTCCACTCCGCTGATATGAAATGATACAGTGACAGCACTTGCTCCACCAGTAATAGTATTAGTCGCTATAAGTGCCTGCTTTAGATCGATATAGACAGTCGAGTTAGCAGCAATAGCTGTAGTGGTATGGAGTGCAGTATTAGCACCTGCCGTTCCCATACCCAGAGTAAAGGTAGCAGCTGAAGCCGCTGTATTAGTTACAGCAATATTAGTCACTACCGTAGTGGTAGATGCTGGGACTGTGTAAAGGACTGTAGTAGTCGTAAGAGATGCCGCTGCTCGCGACAGTGGTTTAATTGTATTAGCCATTTAGTTTGCTCCAATAAGTGATAGAAAATATAGATCTTCTGTGGTCTGGTCGATGGCTGTACCTAGAGACCTGATAGCACTAGCACCATTTTTTACGAGTGCAGTATCATCTGGAGTAGTCCAGCCGTAGTTAGTGGTAGTTGCCATTTATTGCTCCTAGTCGTAAGTATTCCATGTAAGCGTAGCCCCGACCGCTGACCAGATAAGAGCAGGATTTACGCCTGACCACTGGGTAGATCGATAACTATAAGTCTTTTCTGAAGTGCGTAGCGTAATTCTAGCCGTAGTACCGCTAAAAGTTAGATTCCAGCCTTCTACAAATCCCTGGTATGTCGTAGCACTTATGGCTAAAGGTAGGCTCGTAATCTGGATAGGCAGTCCGAAATACATATTTAGCATCTTATCAAGCGTAGTGCTATCGACTCCTGGGTCATCGAGTCTAACTTCAATAGCTGAGAGTGAAGTTTTAGGAAAGGCTCTCATGCCTAGATAGATACCTGCTAATAGGCTCACGTCGGTAATATTAGAAATGTCAGTATCTAGAGTGCCTGCGATAGTACCGTATGTAGTAACACTTGTAGGACTTGTAGACTGATAAATATCACCAGAGTTATAGTTAATCTTTACTGTATTAATTACATCGTTAAGGCTCATCCTAGATTTAATGGCTGGCACATTAACGTAATCGGCTAAGAGGTTGAAATATCCATTAGTGGCTACGTCTGTATTACGTCTGGCCTGATTAGCGTATCCGACTTTCCCGTCCTTAGTCTCATAAATAGATCCAGTAGCAGTAAGAGCTGCCGCATTAGCGATATTAATAGCAGCGTTAGGACTAATAGCTCTTTCAATAAGCGTATAGTTACCAGTATCAATAGTATCGACTGTAGCCGTAGTGTCTGCTATTACTGCTGTGATACGAGCAGCTTCATCTTGAGAAGGATAAATAGCAGTACCGACTTGAGTACGGGCTAAAGTGGATAAGGCTCCTACTGCTGTAATTTGAATATAAGAAATATTTACAGATCCTGAAGCCACTTGCATAGAATTATCGACTTGAGTAACTGTTCCAGTGAAGACAGTAATGTCAGAAGTGCCAGCAAAGTCTTTTAACTTGACTACTACTGGCTGGTTAATATCTATGCCATAATTAGTATTAGCAGCATTAATTAGAGTGATATTGGCATAGCCTACATTCTGGAAATCCCAGATATTAGTACGTCCATAATTAATAGATATAGAGCCTACAGTCGAGGATACGAAAGCTGTACCATTAACTGTAACTGTGGGAGATATAGCCCATGTCACACGCTGTAACCGCCGCCCTTAGCACCAGTACCTAAATTAACATAATTACTAGTATTTCCTGCCGCATCTTGCAACACCTGAGATATCTGATTAGCGACGCCAATAGGATCTATTGCACCAGTTACATTAATTACATTCTGTACATTCATCCCACCGCCGCCTCCACCACCTCCGCCGCCTACTGGTGGCAGTTGAGGATACTGTGGTATCTGAGTGTAGTCCCCAGTATTTGGAGGTAATACTTTAGTACCATTTTGATAATCATTAAAAGCCTGTAGAGCAGCTTTCCATGAGTCAGAAGCTGCTAATCCTGGAGCAGAGAAACTTTCCGAAAATGTAGTGCCATCTGTTAATAACTTATTATAGTCTTTTAACTTACCTGTAGCGTCTGCCCATTTAGTAATTATTTTAACTATCTGAGAATCATCAATCTCTAAAGTATTTAAGATAGGGAACTGGAGAAGATATTTACCTATCTCATCTTTAGACATTCCCCACTTTTTACTAAGATTAGTTATCTCTGTGTCTGTAAGTTTTCCATCATTAATATCATTATAGAAGTCTAGGTACTTTTCAGAAGAGGCTTTAGTATCGCCCCATTTCTTCATTAAAGCCTCTTGTTCAGCTGTGCTGAGTTTTCCATCATTGAGAGCAGCAAAGTAATCTAAGTACTTAGTAGCAGCAGACTTAGTAAGACCCCACTCAGTCATAAGAGCAGTAACAGCCTTAGAATCGATAGCAGTATTATTAACACCAGTGACAGCAGTAATATAGAGAAGGACTGCACCTGCTGACATATCCCACTTTTTAGCTAGGATAGCCACCTCTTCTGGTGTAACTTCTTTATCAGCCATAACACTTAATAGATCGATGTACTTCTGAGTATCCTTTAATTTCTTCTCAAGGGCTAGTGCCTCGTCTGCTTTACCTTGCTCTATCTTGAGCATGATTTCAAGGGTTAATCTATCGGCTTCATTTAATTTACCTTTAAGTGCTGCCGTAATCTGTATCTGCTTCATGTCAAATATAGCCGATGCTCGAGCAAGTTTAGCTGCCGCTATTTGTGAGGCTGTCTGCTTTTTCTGTGCTGCTAATAATGCGGCTGCGGCTTTAGTAGCTGCATCTTCTCTTTTTTTAGCTGCCGAGGCAGCCAGTTTGTCAGATTTTTGTGTATCTTGGCTTTGTACCGTCATTCCTACATTACCAAAACCGCCTGGAATAATACCCTGCTTAAATAAACTTTTATTTAGCATCTTATCTAATTGACTCATACCAAATAAAATAGTTGCTATAGCAGTGGTAACAGGTAAGAAATATGCCGCTGCTACGACTCCAACACCTATTAATACTGGCTTTAATTCATGTAATTTACCAATAAGATCACCAACGTTTGTTAATACATCTGCTACCCCAGTGGATAGTTTATTAATGCCTTCAATAGCATTACCAGTACCAGTACCACCACTGGCTTTAATAAGAGCATCTACTAAACCTTTACCTATGGCCTCTTTAGCATTATTGGCAGCTACTGATAATTTATCTAATTCTCCTGCATAACCTTGAGCTGCTACTTGAGCCTGACCAGCAAAAAGTACTGTTAATCTTTTTTGGATTTCTTCAAAAGATCCAGAAGCTAATTCTGATTTACTTAACCCTACTCCTAATCTGCCCAGTGCTTGTGTTTGCCCTAAATAAGCCTTCTGAATACTTTGTGAAACTTGAGTTAAACTTTTTCCAGTACCGGCACTGATGTCTAAAGATAAAGCTAATAAATCTTGCGCTTTAGTAACTGACCCAGTAGCACGCAATAAGCGATCCATAGCTGGACGAAGCTGATCATCGAGGACGCCTGTTTGAGCTTCTAATCTTGATATAAAACCATTGATAGTACCTATACTTGATCCATAAGATAGATTAAGATTTTTTAATGTTTGACCTAAAGCAGCAGCGGCTTTTTGATCTTGAGTAAAAGCCAATACAGATTTTTTACCAAATTGAGTTATTTGATTGGCACTAAAAGCCACCACTAAAGATTTAGCAAGATTTTTACTAGTATTAGATAATCTATTTAATGCCGTTTCAGCTTGTTTGAAACCTTTAGCATCAAGTTGCGAGCCTATACTAATTCTCATTATGCAACCTTACTTAAGGTCTCGTTTTTAGTACGAGCCATGAATGCTCGCTCAGCTTTATCGATAGCCTTCATAGCAGCACCGTAGGCTTTACCTTGATTCTGAGCCCATGCTTTATAGATCAAGCGACCAGTGCCCTTAAGGCTAGAAGTTAAGTCTGGAAGATTTTTAATAAATTGTTCTCCAGCATGAGGATTAACTGACGTACTGTATTTTTTAGAAGCTGTACCAGATTTAGTACCTACCCAGGGCTGGCCTTGAGGATTCTTACGCCCAGCAGCTTCGTAAATTTGTCCTACTGGAGAATTATTAAATATAGAAGCATTAGATACGAATCCAGAGCGAGTAGGCTTACCTGGTGAGGTAGTAAAGCCGATACCACGTTTGATAATTGAAGCATCATAAAATGGGAAACGTCCATTATTTTCTGACATCGCTCGAGGAGCCCAGCCACTCATGGGACTATCAGAAGGTACGAAACCCCTAGCCTGTTTCACGACAGGACTAAGGGCTTTACGTAATTCAGAGTTAAGAGCTTTGTTAAGGTCAGGAGCGAATGCGCGTAAGGCTTTACGGGTTTCTTTTACCCCTGTGACCACTATTACTGGCATTCTTGACCTCTTTCGCTTCATCATTTAGACCATCTATTAATGCTGTGAGCATCGATTGATCTAATTCTAATAAGTCATTAGGCGCGACCCCCAGCCGAATACTTAACCTTGCGATTAAGTAAGTCAGCGGACGGTCACGCTTTATGCTAAAGGGTCAGAGTCTAAGACCTCAACACCCTTGAGAGTGTCAAGAAAATCAGTGCCGAAAGGCTTTACTACTTCCCCAGTCCTACGGATGCACTCATAGGCTATCCAATACACATCGCTTTGCTTCTCATCTTCGCGAAAGGCCTTAAAAAAGCCCTTGCCCTTGCTTTGCTCGAATGCGTACTCGATAGACGGAGTTATCTCGTGAAAGGACTCTGTACCATCTGTGCGAGTTATCTTCAGTCTTGCCATGATTGCCCCCTAGTTAGTTTTATACGACTGTAATAGTTACGTCTGTAGTTAGGTCAAAGGATAGATCGACAGTAGCCAATTCTCCAATAGAACCATTGACAGGAGTATAGCCGTTAATCCAGATTGAGCCAGAATATACAGGGTTAGTCGCTGAAGCTGTTGAACCGTTAGCACCGAGAGCGAATGCAATAGCAGTACCCTTAGCAGCATCTAGTACAGCGCGGATATTAGATAGAGCCTGGTCATTGAATAAAGTAGCCTGGAGCGTATGAGCTGCTAGACCCTTTACTTGAGGATGAGCCGCGTTAGTCATAACTGAAGCGTCAAGCATATCGTAATTGATAGTAACGCTTGCGCTTTGAACGTGGTCAGAGACGTTAAGAGTACCTAGCAGGAGATAGGTATTGGTAGCTGTATAAATTGCCATGATTGCTCCTTATGCGTAGGCGATTGTTATGTCAGTAGTGACGTCGAATGAAATATCTACAGTTGCAGCTTCTCCGATTGAACCATTGACAGGAGTATAGCCGTTCACGAAAACAGACCCAGTATATTTAGGGTTAGTAGTTGAGAATGTGCTACCAGCAGGAGCCATAATAAAAGCAGCTGAAGTGCCTTTAAGTGAGTCTAGGATGGCGCGTACTGCACCAGCAGCGATAGCAATTTGATCTAGATAGAGCGTAGCCGTCAGCGTATGAGCTGCAAGGCCTTTAGCGTATTTGTGAGCTGTATCGTTCATGGCTGTAATTTCTACCGAGTCATAATTAATATTAAGACTTGCAGTCTGCACGTGGTCAGAGATGTCATACCCACCGATAGATAAGTAGGTGCTATTTGATGCGTAAATCGCCATTACTTAGACTCCTTTTTTACTGGCTCGACTGGTACCTCTACTGGTACGAGTGCCCCAATTTTGACAAGGTGGGTAACGTCCCAGCCTTCTAATTCTTCGGCAGAGATGATCTCATCAAACCCTTTACCTACGAATTGATTATCACTTACATTTTTATAATTCATTATTAACTCCATGAGGTTAGGATAGATGCCGATATTTCACACGTTAGTAATTCTCCACTAGGCGCACTTAGTACCGATGGAGCAGATACTGAGCCGACTGTGAAAGGTAGATTAGATGCTGAGAGCTTATTAAAGACTGCTACTAGCGCGTCTTCTATGCCCTGTAAGTTGCCCTCATTATCGAATAGAGGAACTGTAATAATTATCTTAAAATTAGCCATAGGGCTTATAGTGTTATAAGTATTATTAGAAGGATCAAGCATAGGATCAGCCCATGAGACGATAACACTGTTAGCCATGACAGTAGCTGGAGGAAAAGCAAAGGTCTGCCATTTAGTGTCATCCACTAGGGCAGTGGCAATAGTAGTCCTAAGAGTAGTTATAGCGACTGGCATTAGCCCACCATCGATCTAGGGTCTAGTGCATGAGCGATTAAACCTCGAACCCTAGCCAATAGGCTAGAACCCATTTTCCAGGGTGAGGGCTGGAAATCTACAGCAACGCCACCACTCGAGGTAGTTTGACGGGCTTGCCAGATATCTACAGCTATCGATAAAGCGGCTAACTGGATTGCGCTATCGACTGTCCAGTCTACGGTTGAGTCTCCTGCTACCAGGCCATAAGGTGCTAAAGGATTTTTATCAGTAGCAGTAGCAGCTGCAATAGTATAAGTAATTGAGTCTGGAGTAGTGCTAGTAATAGTCTTAGTACCATTCCATGCACTGCCACAGTTAGTAATAATTACTGACTCGCCTACATAATGGGAATGCTCTACATCAAAGTAAAGAGTAGCAGAAGTAGTAGTTTTAGAATGCGCTACTGCGTAATTTTCATTACGCCATAACATAGGTAGTAATACTGCATCTGCCGCATCGCATGACTCCTGAAGGGTCGCGTCTGGATAGAGCGTACCTACACCGAGTGCGCTGCGTAATTCAGCGACGGTACATAGACTCATAGCGATCCTTTCTAAAGACCCGTAGGGGCTGAGGGCACAGCCCCTACGAGCGACTTAGTTACTTAGTTATTAAGTAAGGTTGAAACGGCGAACGCCTGCGCCACCCTTAGCGACATAGATCGCTAGGTATGCGTAGAGGTTGATATCAATTTCACCAGAAGATAGAACATTAATACGTAGGTTAGTAGTTGGTGATTCCCAGACATATACAGAGCCTGGAGCTACTAGGAAAGCAGACTCATCGATAACACCTGAAGCAGTGATATTGTGATCGATAATGAGGTCAGTACCAAGAACACTTCCAACGCTTGACTGGCTTGATACCTGTCCTGGAGCGTTGAACTGTGGAGAAGCGACAGAATATAGAGGACGGTTTGAGCCATCTACGTATCCTTGAATAGCTGCCCACTGATCAGTAGATGCTACGAGCTTATTAGCAAAATCCCCACCAGTGCCCTTATAGGCTGCTGCTGATTCTGTTGCAATAAAGGATTGTAGTCCTAGAGCTGTTGCTGCTGTAGTAGCCGCTTGAGTACCAGAAGTAGTAAATGCTGAAATAAGAGCAGCGTCTGTAGCCTTCTCGTAACCTTTACGCATTTCATTAAGTAGCAAAGTCTCGAATGCTGGATTAGAAAAATCGAGAAGCTCGAAAGATACGCGGTTGATAGAGCTGTACTTAGATGCAGTAATTGTATCGTAAGTAGAAGTCATACCTGTAGCAGTTACTGTAGCTGCTTCTGCTACTACTGCTGTAGTAGGTGCTGTACCCATTTTAGGTACTGTAAATGATAGTTGAGGTACTGTACCTGCGCGTGTTACTGCATCAAAGGCTGGTCGGCCTGAAAATGTAGTAGTAATAAAGTTAGTCATGTGCATTGGAAGTGTTAGACCAGTATTAGTAGATACTGTGTCATCTGCTGCCTCAACGATACGACGAGAGTCGGCATCTCCTAGAGCAGCTTTAATAGATGCTCCTAAGTACTGAGCAGAAGTAATTGGTGCAGTGCGTTCACGCACGTTAGTCACTGCGACAGTTGGACGAGCTGCTTCTACAGCGGCTGCCTCTACTGGTGCTGCGACTGTCTCTGGAGTATTCTCCACAGTTGGCTCGCTTTCTGTTGGTTGGATTTCTTCTACGACTGGAGTATCCTCCGCCGCAATATCAGTAACCTGAGCAGACTTAAAGGCTGGCTCTGTTACTAAACTTACCTCGAGCAATTTAGCAGCTGATACATACATAACTCCGCCTTTATTGCTGGCCTTGATTACTTCAACACCGACAGATAGACCAGAGATTAATCCTTCTTCTGCCATGATTAAAGACTGCGTACCCTTTTCGCTTTTAGATACTGCGAAAGATGCATAGACACCATCGTTAGGTACTTCATTAAATAAAGTAGCGCGACCTCGAGGGTCTTTAGTATTGTGCTGATTGAGTAACTTAATTTTTTTAGGGTCTGAAGGGATCTCTATAGATCCACTTTGAAAGACAACGCGACCAGCTGAAGTATTACCTACTTCACCGGTACCGGTTGGAACTATCTTACCCGAGATAGTACGTTCTTCTACATTAGCAGTTAATTCTGCTGAGAATGTAAGTATCTGATTAGCCATTACATACCTTCATTTCCGTTAGGTGTTAAGTCAGTCATTGCCATCGCTTGCTCTGTAGTGATTAAGCCGAGTGCGAGTAACTTCTCTATTACAAGTAAATCATCCATAGGAGTAGCGCGTAAAAATGAAGCATCGAGGTCGAATCTAACTTCATTACCTTGAGGAGTTACGTCATTCATACTTAAACGATCTTCAATAGCAGAAATATAAGGCTGTAATGTAAGCGAAACGAATTGCTTACGAGAATCTAATAAATTGCTATATGTCATCGAATTATTAGCATCAGCTGATAAATAGAATGCATCGATAGAACATAGACGCGCTATCTGAGTCGCGTAATCTTGCTTAGCCTCGTTATAGAGCATATCTTTAGGTGAGAACTGCGCTACGTTATAGTCGAGAGTGCTAGTTAAAAATGCAGTTGATCGAGTAGTACGAGCTTGTTTCCAGGCTGCTAATAATCCTTGAACTTCTTTAGGGTCTAAGTCTGCTCCAGAGTTTTTAATATATCCCGTAGGCATTGGAGTAGATGCTGCGTTAGATGCTGCTATCTCTAAATCTAGTGCAGCTCTTAATACTCGAGCTCCAGAAGTTAAAATCCCATCATTGAGTGACTGGAATGTAACTACATCATCATTAGAATAAAAAACTTGATCAATATAATAGCCTTCAATTAAAAGACCTTCAGAGTTTCCGTAGTAAGGTGTTACTCGAGTATTAGGTATCCATTCATAGGAGGCTGGTCTGCCGTCCTCCTGGTATCGAGATTTAATAAGCCAAATAGACCATCCATAGAATAATAAACTATCGACAGTATAAGCGATGGTCACTGCTCGAGGTTGGTTAATTGCTGGCTGATCCATCCAGACTGGCTTACTTAATTCTTCGCCAGTAGATTTTCTATAAAGCTCGATAGGCATAGATGCAATAGTGCCGCAGATTAAATTACGAGCTCTAACTACTGAGGGAACCTCTAAAGCGAGCTCTCGAGTAATTGATTGAGCAGGCACGATCGATGTAAGCATCGGGCTTGATATAACTTGAGGGGCATACTGCGCGATGACGGTCGGTTTCTGTGAAGGTGTTACCCCACGCGAAAATATACCCATAGACATATACTATAGCATTTGTCAAGATAATACACAATATGGTAGTGAGTGTCTAAATCACTATCTGAGGTTTAGGGGCTGGGAGCATGAGCTTAGATACCACCATAGCCAGGCCAATAGGAGCCGAAATATCTCCAGCACTCTTACGTTTGATAATTCTCCAGGCTGAATCATTGACTTTAGCAGCGCAGTTATTCATCTGTTGAATAAGCTCAGCCTGACCATTATGCACGACTTTATGGGTAACTAGGCCATTAAGTAAATCACCGCACGCTTGATAAAATTGCTGGCCTGATACATCCTCGATAATTACCCCAGACTGTTTGAGTCTGTCAGCGATTGATTGAGTAGCGTATTTGTCATAGCATACTAATCGAGGTTTGTACATATCGCACCAGGCTTTAATCCCTGCCGCTATCTTTAGATCATCTACAGCTACTTGAGAAGACCAGACGTCTAGGATACCTATACCGATACGACCATCTGCGAGTATCTGTCCTGCTACGAGTGAAGCATTACGACCACTAGGGCTCTTATCGAATGCGAACACTGTATATGCCCCTGGAGCCATTTCGAGAGTCGAGTCACTAGTCTCCTCGAGGATTCCATGAGGCCAGGGAGATTGTAGGCTATCGATCCACTGGCATAAAGTCTCAGTACGAGTAGTTTCGATAGGAGCAGTACTTATAGCCTCCTCGATAGATTCTTTAGATATTGTAAAGCCGAGTGCTGGATTACTCGGTACTACTGCATCTCGCCAGAATGCCTCGCTTGAAATATCTATCTTGCAATATTGAGGAGCTGAATACTCATAATAGCCGAATGATTCAGGAGGATAATCTTTAGCGCGTTCGACTAAATTATTGAGGACTTCTGAAAATGCATCTCCAGCGTTAGAAGTCAAGAATGTCTGAGAATTAGCCCTAGCACGAGTCGTAGGTATTGCAGCTTTATAACCTTCTGGAGAAATTTCTCTGACTTCATCGATCCATAAGAAATCGGCAGTACGTCCACGACTTGAGTCTCTGGTATCGGATACTAGATCTAAAGTAGCACCATTGAGAAGCTCTATTCTTTCTCCGCCGTTAGCGTATCGAATAGCTTTACACATAGCCTTCAATTCTGGAGTCGATTCTATAAGCCAGGCTATCTCTCGAAAAGTCATAAGAGCAGTAGCTCTATTAGAGCTCATTATTAGATGCTTTTTTTCGCCTCCATAGAATAGACCCCAGATAACTCTGACTCTACCCAGGTGAGACTTACCATTCTGTCTCGAAATAAGTAATAGACTGGTCTTTCGCCTATAGTTGCCTTTAGCATCGACTCGCATCATGTCCTCGAGTACCCACTGCTGATATGGCATAAGTTTATCCATATTAAGCCGCTCTACCATCTCGATTACTTCTGAGGCTCGAGATTTACCCTTGAGAAGCGGACTATGTACCCTTGCTTTAGTTGCCCCTATAAGAGCTTTTTTAGCTCTGGGTTTATTCGCCATTAGATCGTAGTAGGTCGGGAAGTAAAGGGACTGTCTGGCATTGGCTTGGACTCCATCGGGTATATACTCTCTATA